TAAACTTAATAATGTTGTTTGACCAGTTGCTCCTGTCAATCCTCCAACAAATCCACCAAATTCTCTTGTAGTTTTACCAACTTCAGTAGCAACAGCTCCTATTCCAATTAATAAAGAACCCGCAATACCACCAACAGTAGATGTAAGTAATGATGCCGTTTCAAGAACACCAGCTATACTATCTTTTATACCTTCATATACTGCAAGTTGTTTATTGAGAAACTTTTGTTGTTTCTCTGTCATATTTGCAACACCTTGTGCTTTATCTCTTTGTTCTCTTAAATTTTTTGCTATATGTCCATGAATTCCCAAAGTAGGCCCTAAAGACTTATAATGGTCATCTAACTTTTTATTTATTGCAGCTTGAGTTACTACATCTTCTGCTGATGTATTTAATAAATCGTTTTGTAAAGAAGCTATAGATTCAAATGTTTTTCTTTTTTCAGCATCAAGATTTTGGGCATTAGCCATTATCTGAATTCTTGCCCTATCTTTATCTACTAAACTTGCTTGTAATCCCGTTAATCCTTTTAATTTAGCTTCTTGTTGAATGTAATTATCTATTAATTCTTTATTTTGTTCTTTGGCTTCTTTTATTTCTGAATTTACATTTTTTATTTTTTCAACAATAGCCTTATATTCTTTATTGGTTTTTTTATAGCTGGCAACCGCTTCCGCACTCTTTAGATTTTGCTGATTAAGCAAATTAAGAGCTTCTTTTTTTAAAGCATTAGCCTCTTTAAGTGCAGCGTTTATTTCTTTTTGATTCATTTAGCCAACTCCGTAGTAATATACTATTCTAAATCTTTTAACATCTTTTCTAATTCTTTAGATGCCTTTTCAATTTGTGTCATTTTATTAACAATAGCAACAGGTACTTTTTTGTTTTTCTTTGCTGCCTGTAACGCTCTATTTGTTGCATTTGTTTTTAATCCATCGAAAAATGAATTTGAAAACTTTTTTGCAGCTCCAAATAGGCCTTCGTTTATTTTTTCTTTTGACATTAGATTTCTCCTTTATACTTTTATACTACTATAAATATAGGGTAAAAAAAAAGTGAGGAATTATTTCCTCACTCTTACTGATGGTCCTTTTGGTGAACCTTTTTTGTTTGCCTTTTTATATTCTTCAGCTTCTTTTTTCTTAGCCTCTAATAATTTTTTGAAATAGAAGTTTCTCCAATGAATTGGCATGGAATAAACTTCTGACCAAGTGAATCCATTACCATAGTTAACCATTTCCCAAATTTGGTTATGAAGTTGGATTGAGTACTCACTCGGAAGGGTAAAAAAACCCAACCCCAAAGGGGATATCGAGAGCCTCCGTTTCTCCCGTAATATCAGATGTAAACTGATATTTTAAATCTAAATCTGGTGAGATTTCTCTGATATAATCTCTAATAAACTTAGATTCTCTTGCTAAAAGGTTATTTTTTACATAATTGTTGATAAATCCTCTATCAGTATTACCATCTATTTCTTGAATGATATATCTTAATCTTGTAGACATTTCTTGTGAAACAGCATCTTGACCTTTTTTCTGTAATCTTTGTAGTGCTTGAATTTCAGAATTAATATCTTGTTCATCTTTGTGTGTTAGTAATTTTAACACCACCTCTTTCTTAGATACAGGTAAAGTAATTGAATATCTATTATCAGATGATAATAAGTTTTCATCTACTTCTTTAATCTGAATTTGTGATAAATCGATTACTTCTTTTTGGGTTTCTCCTGTAAATGGGTCGGTAACTTCTACTTGATAATCTTTTCCATATCCTAAGATACGAGTTGCAAGTAAAATAGCGTTTTTATCACCGATGAAAATATCACCAATATCTAAACCTTCTTCTACTACAACAGATTCGAACAACTTATCAAGCACCACCCCCTTTCTTATCAAATTTTGGGAAGCAAGTATATCCTCTTCACGAGCTGTCATATACTTAATCTCCACCGTACCCTTTGATAAAGGGTGTCCTTCTGGATATAGTTTACCTTTTGATGGTAAATCTACGATTTCGGTTGGAAAATCAAATTTTGCCATATAACTTTAATTTAAATTGTTTTATATAAATATATACTTTTTAAAAAGTTGGAATATAGACACAAAAAAAGTTCTCACTAAGAGAACTTTTTTCTTTATAAAAATATTGTGGAGTTGTATTAGAATTCTAAAATTGCGTAATCATAAGAAAGTGTTAGAGTGATTTCTGCTGGGTCTGTGGCATTAGCCCAATCTAAATCGTTGAACACTGCATTGTTGATGAAAGCACCTTTTAGAGTCCATTGTTCAATTTTATCACCAACAGGTCCTAACATATAACATTGAATATCTTTTTTATAGAAATCTGCATATCCATCTCTACCAGTTAGAGATTCGTGAGATAATCTAACCCATTCCATCACTGCTTGAGCACCACTTGGAACGATTGGGTCATAAAGACTGATTTCAACATCTTGCCATTCACCCTTACCTTTAAGTTTTCTCTTAACGTTGATATGGTCAAGTGTTACAGTTTCAAACTGAATTGAAGGTCTGTTAGCTGTTTTAATAAGATATGAAGGAATACCATCGATTTCCATGATGAATCTATTCTTCATCTTTGGTTCGAAATTGGTATAGAACATATCGTTAAATTCTAATACTTCTGCCATTTTTTATTTCTCCTATTTTGTACTATTATAAATATAGTTCTTTTTTATTTTTATTTAATTATGCCGAGAACGAAGCTCCTGTTGGTAGAATGTTGAAATCTAACACGATGAATTCAGCAGTTTTCGTTGGTTGTAAGAAAATCTGTCCAGCCAAGATGTTTCTATCGATTACATCAGGTGTGTTATTAGTTTCATCCATTACTACTCTAAAAGCATAAAGTCCTTGTCTTTGTTGTATTCCTTCTAAATAAGGGTTAACAGTATTCAAGAATCTACTTCTTGTTTGAGAAGTATTTTGTTCGAATACTAAGTATCTTGAAGTTGAAGCAATATACTTCTTAACTTTAATCATTAATCTTCTAACATTGATTCTATCAAGTGCGGATGCCTTATCTTGTAAAGTTTTTTGTCCAAAAGCAACGATACCTTCTCCAGGGAACGAAGCGATTGGGTTAACTTTTCCTTCATATAGTGTATCTCTTTCAGCATGTGTTAATCTGTTTAATACAGATACCGCACCTACGATACCACCTCTATTTAAACCAGCGGGTGCGAACCATTCAGCAGCAACAGCATCGTTAGCAGCATATATTCCAGGCATCAATACTGATGGTGGAACTGCAGTTAATCTGTTAGTTCTTGAATCGATTGTTTTAACCCATGGATAGTAAGTACCTACATAGTTAGAATCTAAGTTACCAGCCTGTTCAACAGCCTGTGAAATAGTATCTGTTGAAACTTGTCCATTTGCAGAGTTGTAAGTTACACCAACAACATCACCAATGAAGAAAGCATCTTCTCTAGCCTCTACCATATCAACAATCTTATCAAATACATAAGAGTGATGTCTACGAACAATACCAGGTGCAGATACTAAGTTGATATCGAAATCATCTGGATTAGATACTGAGTTAATTCCTTTTACATAAGCAACTGAACCACTAGCGGTTGAAGTTGAACAATCAAATCCTTGTGTGTTACCACTACCGAAGTTAGCAGATGAACCAGCAAGTGCCTTTTCAGTATTTGGTGATAAACCATCGAATCCTTCTTGGAAACCTAATGTAAATTGTCTCTTGTTAACATCATCTGATGCTGAACCAGTTAGTTCAAATCCAAATGAATGTGTTCCACCATTAATAGTTACAGTACCATCAAAAGCGAATACTGTGTTAGCACCTTGTGTAGCTGAAGATGGAATTGGAGATAGATAATGTGAGTTATCAACCTTAACAATTGCACTTTCTAAATCAATACCACTAAACTTAGTTGCACTTGATGAAGAGTTATCAGCCGAACCTGTTGAGTAAATAACAGCCGGTACTAATGATTCTAATGATGAACCAACATAAATTGGGTTAATATATTTATCGTGTCCGAATGGTCCTGCAGTTACAGGGAATGAACCTTCAGGTTTACATTCTACTCTAATGTGTTTAGAACGATTTACATAATCACCATTCTCTGTTTGTTTTCCGTTTGCATCAATAACAAGGTTTCTATCACCGATTACTTTCTTAATGTAGTTTGGAGATGCAGGGTCTAAGTTCAAGTTATTGAATGTTTCTAAGATTACTGGTCTCTTATCTGTATCAGAGTATCCTCTAACTGCGATTGAGAAAGTTGAGTAATCAGTAGAATTGTTTGAACCTGCAGCCTTTACATTAAAAATAGAAACTTTATATTCTTTGTTATAGTTTGTACCATCACCTATTGTATGAAGTCTAAACAAATCATGTCTTTCACCCGAAATCAACTGAGATTTAATCCAAGGAGTTGATGCGTGTTGAATATCGTTTGAAAATACTTGGTCTGCTATATCAATCAATTCTACTTGTGAACCACTATCCGAAATATAAGTTGTTTGGTTAGTTGATTCATTTTCAAAGTATTTGTAGATATAAGCACCTTTTGAACCTCTTGGTGATTCACCAAATACATCTGATAAATCATTTCCAGCTGAAGGTAAAACTGATGCAGATACTGCAGTGTTATAATTTGAGTTAGAACCACTTAAAGTGATTGAGAATGCTGAAGCTGATGGTTGTGAATCAATAGATGCAGTTACACCAGTTGCACTATCCCAAATATGAGTAGTGTGAAGTGTTCCTACAATTTTTCTTCCTCCATCTGAACCACTAATTGCTATTGCAGCCGGTCCAACTTCGGTATATCCACCGATTCCTCCAACTCTAACAATAGTTACTGTTCCAGCTTCTCTTAAATAATTTTGTACGGTATATCCTGTATAGTAAGTTCCATCAGGTGTACCGAATATTTCTTCAAATTCCGATTGTGTATTAACAACGGTTGGTACGAAAGCAGGTCCTTTATCAAAAGGTCCAATTACTGCTGCTCCGATTTCTCCAATCCCTTGTGCTAAGAAAGAAAGGTCATTTTCTCTCGTAAATACACCAGGTGATACAATTTTTTCTGCCATTTTTATTACTCCTTGTTAATTATCTTGTGTAAACATACACATATAAATATAAAATACTTTTTGTAAAGTACTATTTTTGATTATTCACTATCTTTTTCTGTTGGAGCCGGTGTGAACACATTTGTTGATGGGTCATAATTACCATCTCCATACTTTTCATTTAGTGATTGAAATAACTCTGATTCTACTTTTTGTAAATCTTGATGTTTTTTGATTCCTTGTGCAATCAAATCATCAATTTCTTTCAATCTTCTTTCTTTCTCAATAGAAAGTTGCCCAAGTTGTGTAAACACTTCCGAAACATCTTGTCTTAATTGAGAGATTTTTGTAACTTCTTCTTCTGTAAACTGAATTTGTTCTGCCATTTTGATATATTTTATTTAATGTTTTGTTTGTATATATAAATATATGATTTTTTACCAAACATAAAAATTAGTTGGTAAATGTAAGAGTAGAACTCCAATCTCCATATAAACCATGGTCGATAGCTCTTACTCTACAATAATTAGTACCTGCCGATAATCCTTGACCATTGATAGATATAGATGTAGATGAATATTCATCATAATCAACGGTTGGTGAACTAAAGTCAGAATTGTTATCTAATTGTACTTGATATGCTGTAATTCCTGTTGTTCCACTTGATGTAGGTGCACTCCATGAAATAATTCTACTTGATATAGTTGGAGTTGCAACTTGACCAGGAGTACCTAAATCGGTATGAGAGTTTCCTTGTTCTTTGTTGTGTGTAATATATCCATTTACTAAGAATGTATCATCTTGTTCAACATCAAGAGAAACAATCTCTACTGTATCTTGTATTAATTCGTTTGAAACAACATCTACTTCAGTACCATCACCTTTAATTAACTTATCTCCGATTTGTATTGTTGAAATTCTTTTAAATCTAAATAAATCATCAGATGAATCTTTCACCAATAAGGGGTGTTCTGCTGTTGCTCTTACTTCTCCACTATTTAATGAATAATATTTTGATGCGAAGGAATAAACGAGATTTACAACAGTAACTTCTTTAGATGTTCTAACTAAATTATCAGTTGACCATTCTAAGAAATCTTCTTCATCATCTGGACCTAATCCATTTAAAGAATATCCTGTTAAAAGTTCTCCTTCTCCTAAATCACCAACTTCAAGAGTAGTTCCATCTGATAATAGGATAGGTGAATCTGCTAATAAACATAAATCACTTGAGTTACCATCGTAAGTATCTACTGAATAAACTGGCTTATCTTTATTAACTCCATATCCATTACCACTACCAATATGGTCATTAAAATCATCTTCAAATGATACTCTAATAGTGTGAGTTTGTGTACTCATAAGTGAAGTTTGTGAACCTGGACCTTCTGGATTCATAGTAGATACAGAAAATGTTGCACTTGCTCCATTGTTTGTACTCAAAGAAATATATGAACCAACTGGTACTGACCAGGTAAAGTTTGAACTTGTTCCACTTATCTGAGTAAAGTTTGTTCCAGCTCCATTAAATGATAATGTATATGCTTCAGTACTATCTTCCACCACATAAGTATATCCCCCAACTGAACCTACTGAATCAATTGCGAACGTGCTCAATCCAATATCATCTCCAGCTGATGGTGAACCTTTAATTGTACCTAACGATACATTTGAGTTTTGTGTATTACCAGTAGCTCCTGCTAAAGCATTAAGTGATAGAGTATCTCCGGATGAAAGTGTTGCCATAATTATTTCCTACTATATATTATAAATATTCAACAAATTTTGAATCCATTCATCTTTATTAGTATAATTTGAAACTAAATAAGATTTTATTTTGATGAACCATTTATTTTTTTCTTCGTATGAAGATTTTTGTATCTTACTATAAATATGATTAAATTCTTTTTTAGATGATGCCCTATAAGGGTATTCCAAATCTTTACACCAATCTTTATGTATTATTGGTAATTTACCCATATCTACTGATTGAAATATAGAATACCCAAATGGTTCTGATGTAAAACATGAATGTGAGATTCCCCAATCCATATTCCAAAACTTTTCAGAAAATTTAGAATTATAATGAAATATTTTTGATTTACTAACATCTAATTTAACTCCACTTTTCCAAATCATATTAAATTCTTTCGAATTTGTAAAAATTAAGGATTCTAATCCATCTAAATAATGTGGATTCTTTCTACCTTCACATCTTGAAGCAAAACCCAACTTATTAGATTTACTTAAAGGTTTATTATGTTTGAATTCGTAAAAATTTAAAATTCTTTTATTTGGTATAAGAATATCATATAATCCTATCCATATTGAATGAGTTGCCCATTCATTTATTTGTGTTTCCCATGATGAATCTAAATATGGATGCCAACCTAATGATGCATCAGTAACTACTTGTGATTTTAAAATATGGTCTACTGAGTTGTGTAATACATTAGAGTAGATTTTATTTTTATTATCTACTAATATTTTCATTGGGGTATAATGACCATGTAGTATATTAATTCTTCTTGCATTTTTACAAAGATTTTCTGCAAACTCTATATCATCACCATGCCAATAAGTTTCAATTGGAAATTGATAATCTTCATGACCTTTGGGTTTGTTTCTATGAATTAAAAGAATTGGTTTTACATCTAATTTAGGTGCAACCAATTCCATCCATAGATTTACCCAAGTATCAGTTCCGGCGTTTACCCAAGGTCCTCCACCAGTTGTATAATAAACATCGTACATTAACCTCTATTAAATTTTAATTGAAATACTTTGTGATTTTGATTTAGTTCTGCAGTTGATAAAGCTTTATTATAAAGTAGTA